CAGCAGTTCGCTGCTTATTTCTAGACATTTACACCTCTTTAAAATAGTCTATACACAGTATACCGTATCTGTGCTATATTTTAAATAGTTTGTAATAAAAAAATTAGGAGCCTCTGGCTTGAACGTCGCCGCGTTGATACTCTGCCCAGTCGTACTGAACAGAAAGGGTAAGATCAATCATGCCCTCGTCGTCGTAGGTATGATTTCCAAAATTGACAGATGTCAAAAAGGCGTTAAGGAACTGCCAGTTTCCAACAACAACGGTTTCAGGAGAACCTGGGCGAGTGCCCATTTCTTTGATAACTAAGTTTCCAAGAGCAGATGTCGCAGATTCTTTAGTAATTGTAGTTCCAATAGCAGCGTTAACGCTCGTTGGTTTTTCAATACCAATGCTTGAGAGGTATTCATAAAGAATCTTGGCACCATTTGGGCTAACAGGGTCAACCAAAGTTAGGTCAATACTTTCCCATGTAATTCTACCTGGGTAATGAAAAGTATGATTGAAGAACTGGTGAGGATTTGATGAAATAGTGTAAGAAGGACGATCAATTGACTTAGCAAGAAACTGCAAGTTCTGTCCTCCGATTGTAAGTTCAACCAAATATCTAAATTGTCTTTTGGGTTCAAATTCTGGATTCAACCAAAAATTGGATTTTTGTTCTGGCATTATTTGTTAGTCTCCTGTTATAATATATAGTGCTCTTATTATTAATCCTCGAATCCTGCGCCTGAATTTGTAATAACAAAGTCAAGGGCGATGAACTCAATTGCTCTTGCTGGTTTTAAGAAGATCTTGGCGTACATGATGTTTCTGTCAACCAACTCTGGGGTCGTTGTGGACTCATCAAGAATCACTCGGTAATCAGTTAAACCAAGACGGGACTGGACACTTCGGAGGAAAGGATCAACCTTTGACAAGAAGCGGTTCCAAGTCGCTGGAACATTTTGATCGAACAAGATAGTTGCCGAAATTCTGGAGATCTCCTTCTTAAGGTAGATCAAGAGACGACGAACATTGATTCTATCAAGTGCCGAGGGTGTAACCTGAAGAGTCTTCTGACCAAAAATCACAATTCCTTCAGATGGGAATGTGGCGATTGGGTTGATGTTTGCCTCGTAAAGGTCATCACGCTCCTTGGAACTCAAGCGAGTGCGGGTCTGAATAACTGGGATACCAGCAGAGCCCTCTGTCAAGCCACCGCGAGTAAATCCGGCAGGCGCAAACCAAAGCTCGGAATCACGTTGGGCGCTTGAGTATGTTCCAAGAGCAACAACTGTGGGTGGCACGAAGACAAGCGAATCACTAATAGTGTCTTGGACCTGGACCCAAGGATAGTAACAAGCACCATAGCTAGAGTTAAGCTGTCTTGCTCTTAAGTTAGAAATCGCTGTGGAGACAGAACCAGCGTTTTGTTGCTGTGTCTGTGTGTTTTCGGTCTGTGGTAAGTACCCACTGTCGATATCGATAAGTCCGAGCGCGTCTCCGCGTGCCTCACAAATCTCAAGAACCTTGGCAGTTAAAGAAGAGTTATGAATACCAGGGACAGTTAAGAGGTTCATCTCAACATTCTCGGGATCAGACACAGTATCGAGCGCACGACGCACACTGTAGAAAGCGTAATTTGTAGTATCGCTTCCACCTGCGAGGTCAGTATTGTTGAAAGGCTCTTTGTCTCGAATGTCGAGACCATCAAAACCACCGACAAGCGGGACAGTGAATCGGTTATAGCCCATGTCAAGAACTTGTTCATAGGTTCCACTAACCGCTGTGAAAGATGTTCCTGCTCGGCGCGAACCAGACAGATAAACTGCAACTTCACCAGTGCCTCCGCTATTAGATGACTTCAAGTCATCAAGGGTAAAGATATAAGATCTTTCAGTTCCGGCACCGACTGCAAAAGCGTCTGCGGAATTTGGCAATGCTCTAACAATATCAATGTAGCTGCTCTCGAAACGGTTGTTTCCGTTTTGTGTGGTATCAATACCAAAGTAAGCATCTGTTGGATCTGGAATGTCTCCATCAGAAGCACTAACTCTCAAAGGAATCGCAGGATAATTAACAGTTCCAGTTATGCGACCTAACGCATTTGTTCCATCTTGAACAAACCAGAATGGATTATCCACGCCGTGAGTAAATGGGTGTGGGATACCGGAAGCGCCTGTGACATAGGTATCAGGTGGAGTATCACTACCAGAAAGCACTTGACCCCAGTTCTTAAATCGAACAGGACCAAAAGAGCCAAATGGCAAGAGTCTCGCATCGGTGGCTGCTGCTTCAACATCCTCGTTTACTTCAACACGGATAATTGCTGAATTGTTTGCAAAATTTCCGTATGTGCGGTAACGGCGCTCAGTGTCATCCCAAACAATGAATTGGTCTCCAATTACTCTTCCAATATAATTTGGAGAAGCGGGATTGAGATTGACAGAGCTAAATCTCTCTATCACAACAGGGGTGTTGTCATTGTCTCTAACATCACGCACTTCAACGGAGAAAGATCCGTAAGGATCAACCTCAGTTGTGGAAGCCTTAATCTCTGTGATAGAAATTTTAACTCTTCTCTGCTGATCGTCGCCAGAGTCAAGTGTGTGGAACTTAAACAGCTTTGTCATGCTATTAGCATCAAAGCCAGCAAAAGCAGACTGAAGATCTTGAGAAATAATCCAGGGAGTTTGGGCTGCTCTAAATCCAAAGCGGAAGTTAGCTGCGTTGCTGGAGCCGCTATCTAAACCTAAGATAATACCAAAAGATGCTCCGCTAATATTATCAGCAACTTCTCTCTCGTAACTTGGTCCAAGCCAGTAAGTTTCTTGCTGTGCTGTTCTTGTAATCGCAGTATTAATAAGTGTTGGATTTGTATTAAACACCTTGCGAATGTACTTCGAGCTTGAGCGCGTAAAATCAAAAGCAGTCTCTTTAACAAGAGCCGCGTCTTTATCTTTGATGAGAACTTTGTATTCAACTGTACCTGCCCCAGCAACACCGGAAGAATTTAGATCCTGAAACAAGACGGCAGAGCCGGTTGCAATTGTAGTGCTGTGTCGGACTGTGCCAGAAAGTTCAATGGAACCCTCATCAAGATACCACTGAGCAGCTAGAACACCAGTAACAGGTGTTGTAGAGGAAGCAGATGGAAAGATAAACAAGCCATACGCGCCGCCATTAACTGCGGGGTCTAAATCGTTAGAACCAGAAACTTGCCAACCAGCTTCGCCTGCTCCACCATCAGCAACCTGATCGCTTTGACCACCAAGGAGACGAACGACTGTAAGAGCGTTGCTGTTACGAAGATAAGCCTGAGCAGCGTATGCAGCATAGGTTGGTGCGGTATAATTGCCCTCACGCCAGACATCGCCGCCTGCGCCGCCTGGAATAGGGTTACCAAAGATCTCTACGAACTCTGAGAATGAACGAACCTTAACGGGACGCATTCCTGGTCCTCGTTCTGTTCTACCAATAACTACTGGACCAACCTCATCGGGGAGGGCGGGTAATTGGGAGTTGTCAATTTCATTGATGAAAATACCGGGTGAAATAAACTTAAAAGATTTAACTGACATTATGAAGTGTCTCCTTGTCGCTCTTCAAAAATCTTGAGAATAAAATATTCTGATTATCGTTAATAAATAGTTAATAAATTAACGAAAGTCCTAAATATAACTTTATGATCGATAAAAAGGAACGTTGCCGCTAACTTGCATATGTTCAGGTATATCACCCAAGATGACATGCTCTCTTGGAATCTTCACTTCAACGGCGTTTTCTCTGCGTACAATCTTGGGACGCTCTTCGTTTTTGTCCGCGCCAATAATGTATCCAATAACTCTAAAATTAATTTGAGTCTCGTATCCTCGGGCATCCTCAAGGAGCGAGGATGCGTTATTATTTAGTGTGTAATCTGAATCGATAAACACTTCAAAACGGTGATTGTCTTTTTCAATGACAAAATAATTTACAGCACCTGTCTTGGTCATGAACGGTGTAATTATTTCATTAATTTGTTGTTGATATTCAGACATTACTGTCAAGGTGTAAGTGACTTCAAGATAAACTGGGATTGGCACTGTAATTGTTTCATAAACAACTTTTTCATTCTTTCTTGGAAAATTGTTTTGATTAGACCCAACACCATCTAAGACCAATCTTTTTGAATCGGCATTTGCAAAATTAGCGGTCTTGTCCTGTTTAATTGTTCTTGCAACAGTCATTGAGCCACCCTTGTTATCGGGGAGGTTCATTGCTGCCGCATAGTAGGCACCGCGCTTGGCTAAATCTTTTGAAATGCCTGTGCGCTCAATACTCATGATTGGATAGATTAACCAACCATTAACATCGCGAAGTTCTCTATCATGCTTAATTTGAAAGGCTCTTTCAGCGCCAGCCCAAATGAAGGGCACTTTTTTAAACCCTTTGTTTGTAGAACAAAAGATATCAAGTTCTTCATCAATATATTCAAACAGAGCACGGTCAATTGTTTCAATAGTTGAGGGCTGAATCTCTAATTCTTTTAACGGAGCAAGTTCTGTTCCTCTTGTCTGACTGAAATCATCTGGATAATCAGGTGGCATCGAATAGTCCCTCTCTTGAATAGTATGCTGTAGCTACGATTTCAAATGTATGATCAATCTGCCCAAACAATTGTCTTGCCCACTGAGTGCTGACGATCTCGTAGTAGTAATCGCCATACAAAACAAAGTCGCCTTCACGGACATAAAGGTCTTGGTCTTCAATCAATCTTCTTTTGT